ACCAAAAACGATGACGGTGTGCCTGTTCTGTCTGTCCATTGCTATGACGCGATGCTGAAGGCCGAGCAGCTGTTCCCGGCGACAGAGGGCGGATGGCCGAGGACGGACATCAACACCGTGAAGCTGATCGCCTATTATCTCGGCCTCCAGGCATCGGCAAGCAGCACCGATGGAATAGACCAGCGCACACTTGACGCTATGACCAACGGCTATTCCATCTCTCTTCCTGCTGGATACACCATGCGGGAAACATTGGGCAACATAGCCGCCATGTACGCAGGAAACTTTATCATCACGGTGGAGAATAAGCTGTTGCTCATTCCCATCAACGGCATTCCCGAAGAAACGAGTCTGCTTGTGGACGAGTCGGGAAACATCATTACATTCGGAGAGGACGCGATTTCACTTGCCGATACAACCGCAGTTTGATATCCAAAACGTCCTCAAGAGGGCGCAGGGGCTAGATATATCTCCCCAGTTTCAGCCATATAGCGGCGTGGAGATTTACACTGGAGCACAGGATGCGAACGGAGAGGACATTGTCTACACCGCAGGAGATGCGAGTGGTAGGGTTCTCACAATCTATAACGAATGGGGTACGCAGACCCAAGCCGATAACATTCTATCATCCATCCGTGGATTCGCTTATCAGCCGTATGTGGCACAGGACGCACTCTTAGACCCGTCTGCCGAACTTGGTGATGGCGTGAGTGTGAATGATGTCTACAGTGGCATCTACAAACTATCCCGCAACTATTCCTCGCTCATGTCAGCAGATATCCAGGCCCCGCAATCCGAAGAGCTTGACCATGAGTATCCTTATGAGTCCTCTCAGGACAGGCAGACCACACGCAAATTCTCTGCTATGGAATCCGAGCTTCGGATGAACTCGCAGGAGATATCTGCGAAGGTCTCCGTGACTGGAGGAAGCCCAAGCAACGTCTCGTGGAGCTTGACCGCCTATGACTGGTCGGTGTATGCCAACGGGTCAAGAGTATTCCGCATCACATCATCTGGAGCAGAAGTCTCTGGACGCATAACCGCCACAAGCGGCATGATAGGCGGCTTCGACATAGGGTCTTCCGCAATATCTTACAATGGGCTGACATGGAACGGAACAAAGAACGGCATCTACCTCGGTACGAGCGGCATCCAGTTAGGAAACAGAAATGGCTCGTACTTTCAAGCGTCTTCGAGCGGAGCGGTTGTCGCACAAAATATGACGCTCACAGGGACATTGACAATCGGAGGCCAGTCCATCACAGCGGCGGCATTGAGGGGAGGCGCACAGTCAGCATATTCCAACGGAGGCACGTGGAGTTCTGCGGCAAACGGGTGGAACAATGCTACGAGGTCTGGCACGTCCTCTTATCCCGCAACGTTCAAATGCGGAAGGCTTACCGCAACAGACAGCTTCTTTTTGAGCGGCGGTTTCTATTGGGGTAACTATACAATAGGTCGGACCACTGTCAAGGACTACAACGGGACTACCAGAAACGTCCTTGGATGGCAATAAGGTGAAGCGCATGAAAGATTTTCTGACAACCCTTATCGCAACTCTTAATGATATTGAGGTAAAGGGCAAGAGCAATATGGATTCTTTGTTAGGATGCATTCTGGCGGCAGAGCAGGAACTGGCAAAGATTCAAATGGAAAAAATCACTGGAGAGGACGGGGACACAATAGATGGCGAATAAATCAATCAACGCACTTGACAACACCAGTACGCTTGATAACGCAGACCTTCTCGTCCTGTGGAAGTCATCGGCGAATGCGGCTTATAACATTTCCGGGCAGGATTTCACTGCGATGCTCACAGCCCTTGCGAGCGGTCATGGTGGAATCGCAAGCATCAACTACACTGCCCCCGTTCCACCTTCGCTGGATGGCACACTGACCATCACACTCGCTGACGGGAATGTGAACTCGTTCACGATTAAGAACGGCGCAAAGGGTGACACGGGTGATCAGACGTATGTGTGGATTTCCTACGCGGCAGTAGAACCCACGTCAGACGCGGATATGTCCCTCATCCCCGGCCCGTGGATGGGTGTATACGTCGGTCTAGAGGACACACAGAGCGACCTCCATTATACCGACTATACTTGGTACGAGATAAAAGGCCCAAAGGGGGACGGCGTTTCCTATACCGTGCAGTCCTCGGTGGTCGGCCTCACGAAGACCTACACGATGTATACCGCAGACGGAACCGCAGTCGGATCGTTCTCTGTTACCGATGGCGAAGGTGCGGTGTCCACGGTAGACGGCATTGCTCCCGATGGTGACGGCGACGTGCCGACAACAATCAGTTCCGTCTCCGATCTCGAACTCAGCGGGACTCCGCTCGTTGTCGGGTCAGCTACTATTGCGGACGCATATTCAGCCTTGCAGGATAAGCAAGTCTACATCGGCCCGGCAACTGATTTCGCGGTGGGTGAACTGCCGCTTGTAGGCGGGAACCGAATCAATGACGGCACGATAGAGATCGTCAAGGGTGACGACACGAACGGTTGGATTCTGTTCCACGGCAAGACGCAAGGAACCCGTGATTATCGGATGTTCTTCAACAGCGCTGGAACACCTTCGGGAACGTGGGTTCAATCGGTGTACGGCAATGTTGCAAACGTTCAACTCGTTGTTCTTGCCCCGAACACAGCGGTTGATGTTGGGTTCGTACCGCAGTTTGCCATTATAGATTGGTACAACAGTAGCGGCACATTTAAGTCTCAAATCATCCCAGCAAACGGAACCACGATTTTCGGGAACAATTTACAATCAATCGGAACATTTACGTTTTCGGGAACATCCGTGTCACAGAACACAGCGTACTATGTTTCCGCTATTGTATTCGGATAAGAAGGAGATTGCTATGTTTATCGTTATCGAACTTCAGAAAGTCAATGACTCACAGGTGGCGAACATCGTCAATGCCTACACCGAACAGGCCCCCGCCGAGCAGAAGTATCACTCGATTCTTGCGGCGGCGGCGGTATCCGCACTCCCTGTCCACTCTGCCGTCATGCTTGACGAGAAGGGCAGACTGCTCAAGTCTGAATACTACACACATGAGGTGACACCAAATGAGTGATTTTTGGAGAGCCGCGCTGATCAGAGCGATCCGAACCCTCTGCCAGACGATGATCGCGTCCATCGGCACGACTGCCGTGCTTCAGGAAGTGGATTGGGTGATGGTAGCATCTACCTCCGCACTGGCGGCGATCCTTTCCATTCTGAACTCCGTCGCCACGGGCCTCCCGGAGGCGCCAAATGAACGCGATTGACATCTCCTCGTGGCAGAAGGGGATAGATCTCGCGGCCCTGTTCGAGTATAACAGTCTGAACGCGGTCATCTGCAAAGCGACGGAGGGGACTCACTATCTCAATCCCGAGTTCGAGCCGTGGATGAAATGGCTGACAGAAAACGGGAAGATGTTCGGCTTTTATCATTTCCTCTCCGGAGGCGACGCGAAGGCCGAAGCGGAGTATTTCTACACTTACACCAAGCAGTACGTCGGGAAGGGCATCCCTGTTGCAGATTTCGAGGGGTACGCCCTCGGAAAAGGCGCCGCCTGGCTCAAAGAGTTCCTCGACAGGTATCACGAGCTGACGGGCGTAAAGGCGATGATATACTGCTCTCAGAGCGTCTGCCAGGGGCTTTCCGGAATGACCGACCATCCGCTATGGATCGCGCAATATGCGGACATGGAGATCGTGAACGGCTTCATAAACACTCCGTGGCAGTCGGGATCTGTGGCGCCGTGGGACAAGTACGTCATCCACCAATACACGGGAAACGGGCGTCTCAAAGGCTGGGACGGCGCTCTGGATCTGGACAAGGTTTATCTCACGCCCGAAGAATGGGCGCAGCTGGCCCGGGGCGAATCGACGCCGCCGTCCGTCTACAAGAAAGTCGACCCCGTCGTAATAAACGACGTACTCGACGGCAAATACGGCATCGGCACTGAGCGAATAATGAGGCTCAGAGAAGCGGGGTACGACCCGACAGAAGTGCAGACGAAAATCAATAAGCTTTACCTCATCGGCTCCCGAGTGAGAAGAGAGATCGGGGACGAGATGGCGTTCATCAATCAAATAATCAAGATTGCGAGGATGTAAGCATGGAATACGACGAGCTGAAAGAACGAGTAAAGAAACTCGAAGACCGCATGGCGCAGAAAGACACCGAGTTCGCGGTCATCAATACTAAGCTCACAGCGATCCTGTGGGGCCTCGGCGTCGTCGGAACCGGCGTCATCGGTGTCCTCTTGAAGATGATTTTCGGCGTATAAAAAAGACCCCTCTTCGGAGGGGCCTTTTTGTTATATCGGAAATCTTCCTCGGATGATTTCTGTTATGTATAAGTCAAGACAACCTCAAACTCGTTTCCACGGGGAGTGATGGACTTGATAAGATATGACCAGAATGTCTTCCGAGCAGCTGGAGACCACTCCGCATAAGAATCCATCAGGCTCTGCACCTCGTGTTTGTCTATTGGTTTCCGGATCAGCTCCGCTTCTTCAATTTTTGCCTGAATAGCCTTGTACTCAATCTCATATTTTGCCTTGTCGATAAGGTCATCCATATAAAGGTCGGTCAGCTTGTTCTGCTTTCGTTTCAGAGCGGCGAGATCGACCTTTTTTTCTTTTCTCCTCACCGATATGTTGTATTTTTCTACGCAGTCCATCAGATGATCCAAGAGGTACTTTTCGACGTTCTTCTCGGAACACGTCTGTCCGGGGCAATCGGAGTAGTAATGTCTCTGACAACGGTAATATGTGTACCCCGTGACTCGGAACGTAGACATTCGTGAGCCGCAGTGCGGGCAGAACAGCAACCCCGTGAAGATGTATACCCTGTCCGACCGAACGTGTCTTTGAGAGCGGGTCTCAAGAATGTTCTGCACCGTGTCCCATGTTGCCCTGTCGATAGTCCCAGAAGTGAGATACACCTTATCATGCAATAGGTGCTTTATCCCGTTCGGGGAGTAGCCGCACCTCCTCCCTGTTTCGGGCAGTGACCTCGTAGCTATGTACGTCTCGAAAATGTGCCTTGCGGTCGCCGCGTCTTCCGAAGGGACGTAGTGACCGTCTACGATCTTGACACCGACAGGGACAGACCCGGTTGTAGCGAGACCCTTCTCTCTCTTCCTCTGAAAGACGGCCTTTACACGCTCTGACGTGCGATCTGCTTCGTCTTGCGCGATAGACAACATGAGATTCACCTTGAGGCGTCCGGAGGCCGTGACGGTCTCGTAGTCCTCCTGTATGGCTCTCCACGCCACGTTATTCCGCTCCAGCACGTCCTCGACCTTGTAATACTCCTTTATGTTGCGGAAGAACCTGTCCAGCTTGGTGAAGGCGATGAGGTCAATCTTCCCCGCTTCACAGTCACGGAGCATCCTCTGCAATTCGGGCCGCTTGGACGCGGGAGATCGCGCAGAAACGCCCATGTCGGAATAGTGGTCAACGACTGTAAAGTCTTTTGCCCACTCGTCCAAGGCGTGATTCTGAGCCTCTATGGAAAGCCCGTGGACTGCCTGGTCAGCTGTCGAAACACGGGAATATAATGCAACTCTCATTTTGCAACCTACTTGCTCAAAACTTGCAAATTAGCTTATTAAGCTACTATGTACAGGAAAACGGACACCCACTCGGTTATACTGACGCCGAGGTGATGATATGACGAAAGAAGAAATTATGGAGTATCTACTGAGCCTTGACCCTCGCGTTGCTCACGCTCTTTGCGATATTGTAGATATGTTATCAAATGACCGAGTTCACGAAGATCCTCAAGAGGATAACTCTCTACACGCTTAGACACTGCCGCCAACGACCGCTCTTCGGAGCGGTCTTTTTCTTTGCCCAAAATGAGGACATCAAGAGAGACATCAAACAGTTCCGCCAGCTTGACGCAGACATCAATCGGCGGTCTCCGTTCCCCGCTCTCATACTGAGAAACCGCGCTGTCAGAAACTCCGATCCCGTCACCCAGTTGACGCATAGTCATTCTTTTCTCTTTGCGTAGCTTCTTTATCATCTCAGAGATAACAATTTCCATGTTTTTCACCCCTTGCACTTACATATTGTAAACCGTCATATCCGCAAAGTAAACAACAATTTACGAGAACTTACAAATAGTGCCAGATTCGCCAAGTGCATTGACTAAAAGGAAGCATTGCTTTATATTTACTTACTGTAAGCGGATGCAAATCCACGATAAGGAAGTTAGGAGGTGAAAACATGGAAGAGCAACTCGAAGAGCTTCAGGAAGAATTGCCCAAGAAGCAGATGCGTGAAATCGACGAAAAGAGGGCTATTGCCGCGCAGTATATCGCGATGCCTTACGGGGCAAAGGTCGCTCTGGCCGAGAATCGCATCTGGGAGTGGCATGACACTTGCTGGGCAAATGGCAAAGACTATCACGTCTCCGTCGGCGGGTTGGACAGCATCACGCTTCTGACTTTGGTTCGCAAAGTCCTCGGGGCTGACACTATCGGCGTGAGCATCTCACAACTGGAGGACAAGAGCATTCAGCGAGTGCATGAGGAAATGGGCGTTGTCCGCATCAACCCGATGAAGACGAAAGTCCGTGTGCTGAAGGAACTCGGTTTCCCTGTGGTAAGCAAGGCAAAGGCGAACAAAATTAGCTATCTCCTCGACAAGGACGCTGACAAGCAGACGTTCATCCACGCCATCATGACTGGCGACATGGGAGCGCAAGGACACTTCCAGCACAGCGACAAGATAAAGCTCCCAGACAAGTGGATTGAGCTTTTCGGCGGGAATTACGCCTATATGCGGCCCGATCTGAACTGCAAGACGCCGAACTTCAAGGTCTCCTCAAAGTGCTGTTACTGGCTCAAGGAACTGCCTGCCGATAAGTGGGCAAAGGAACACAACTCTTGGCCGTTCCTTGGGCTGATGCAATCCGAGGGCGGGCAGCGGGAGCTGGGCCTGCTGAAGAACGGATGCAACTACGTCGGGAAATCCACAGCGCGGTCATGTCCGTTCAATTACTTCACTCGGCAAGACATTCTTCAGTTGGCGCTGGATCTAGACGTCCACGTTCCGGAAATCTACGGAGAAATCGTCAGAGAACCCGACGGAACGCTCA